GCCGTCCCACGTCTGAGGACCTAGCCGACAAGCGGTCCGCAGATGCAGCCGACCGGCTCATCCGCTACGCCATTCGCCAATTCCAGCTGCAAGAGCTCATGGACCGATGTAACGGCCACGCCCTCTTGTACGGTACCGGCTTTGTCAAGATGGTCTGGAACCCAGATGCAGGGGCTGTCCTAGAGTTCAATGAGGAGACTGGCGAGATTCTGTGCGAAGGTGCCATTGAGGCTACCGTGCCGCTACCCTGGAACATCTATCTGGACCCAGATGCATCCACCTGGAACGAGGTGCGCTTCGTTCTTGAGAAGCTCTACATGTCCTACGATGAAGCCCTTAGCATGTTCCCCGACAAAGCTGAGCTACTCGAAAAGCTGAGGAACCAGACAAGGGCTATGAGCGGCTCAGGCTCTACTGTCGAGACCGAGCCTTCCCCGACCTTCCTCAAGCAACAGCACTTCGATGTGGTCGAGATATTCCAATACTGGGAGAAGGGCCTGGCAGTCAATGGCATGCAGGGCCGCTTCTGCTACTGTACGGCCGAAGGCGACCTACTCAGCCCCCTAAAGACCAACCCACACCGCTTCGCTCCAGTTAAGGCTGGCAGCCTAGACAAGACCAAGAAGTCGGCAATCGAGATAGCCAAACTGCCCTACAACATCATCACTGACATTGACAATCCATGCGCTGTATGGGGCCGAAGCACGGTCGTCTATGCTGCTCCGATTCAGGATGTACACAATGCCCTGATGAACGTCATGATTGAGAATGCCAGGGCACACGGCGTTGCCCGTCTGCTCATGCATGAGGACACTGAGGTTGCCGACGACTCCATCACCAACTCAGCCTACGATGTGGTGCGTTGGACCGGAACTAGGGCGCCAGAATATCAGAAGCCTATGGAGATGCCTGCCGCGATGGAGCAGCTCATCGGATTGGCAGCTGCCGGTATCGACAATATGTTCGGAGTGAATGAGGCCAACTTTGGACAGCAGTCTAGAGAGCAATCCGGCTTCTCGATGCAGTACGCAGTCAGCCAGTCCAACTCTATCCGCCGCCGACTCTTCAACAAGTATACACTCCTGGTGGAGAACGTGTTCAAGTCCTACCTCGACTTGGTACGCAAGCACTGGACCGATGAGCGGACCATTTACGTGCTAGGTAAGGAGAAGGCCTTCGAGTCTCTGGACATCAAGGGTGCTGACATTGAGGGCGGATTTGACCTGGTAGTCGAGTATGGCGCCTCCCTTAGTCTCGACCCCGTGTCTAGGCGGCAGGAGCTAATAACGATGTTGCCACTATTCGAGAAGGCCGGAGTGGACACTGGCGACCTCCTCCGACTGATGAAGCTGTCCGAGCTGGAGGGTGCATACGACCTGGTCCAGCTGGCTGCTGACCGGCAGCAGGAGATATTCGATGAGATAGAGTCGACAGGGCAACCTGTTGAAATCAGGGAGATTGCCCAGCATGCTGCCATGCTTAAGTATGCCTATGACTATGTAATGACTGCCCATTTCAGGGACCTAGACCCCTCAGTACAGAAACTCATTGACGACCACATCAAGGCCAGAGAGCAGATGGCTGCCAAGAGTGCCACGATGCACCAACCGGCCCAGGGCCCTGGAGCCAATCCGGCAGGTACCCCTCCAGGCCCTCAGACGGTCCCAGGAGCCGCCGCAATGGCAGGGGGCTTACCAGGAGCCCCAGGACAGGGCGCAGCGCCTCCAGCGGCCGCTGGGCCTCCTACAGGGGCACCTCCCACCCCAGGCCCTCAGGCTGGCAACGGGCCAGCTCCCCTAGGGCCCTGAGCCTCAAAGAAATAGCTTGACAAGTTTTGTATAGTGTGAGACTCTCTCCAATACACGTCAATACACAAATAGGCCCATCCCCAATTCCGGGGACGGCTCATTAGGCCCACCCCTCGGGGCGGCCATAAGGTTATGACATGGCTACGCAAGTTATCTCATCTGGTGGTGAGTCGGCAGGAATGAAGGCGCTTGACACGCTCTTCACCCCTACCGCCAAGCCGACCGCAGCTCCAGCCAAGGCCAGCTCGTCCCTAACGGACCCGCCGCCAAAGCATACGGAACTGACGGAGTCCGAATTCGCCGGTGACGCGCAAGCAGAACCAGCGGACCTGGGAAGTCTTGGAGACGTTCCAGGCGACACCCCCACAGCTCAGGCTACTGAGACCGAACAGGCCGCCTCTGCAAAAGCAGAAGCCAACCCGTTCTCCTTCTCAGTAACGGATGACAAGGGACGTCGGAAAGTGTCTGTTGACTTGAATGACAAGGAGGCACTAGCTCGCATTCTTCCACAAGCTTATGGCTTCCGGAAGATGCAGGCGGAGCGTGACCAGCATGCAGCGAAGCTTAAGGACATTGAGCCGAAGCTAGCAGACCTGGAGAGCAACTGGAAGACTCTTGAAACGGCCTACCAGCAATCAGGTGTGGAAGGCGTAATTGACCTTCTTGGCGGCAAGAAGGGGCACTACAAAGAGTTCCTTCAGACCGAGATTCAGCGGGATGCGCGCTACAAGACGGCTACTGAAGCTGAGCGCAAACTGATGGACCAGGAGGCCGAAATTGCCAAGCTCAGGAAGGACTCTGAGACGCGTGACAAGGCTGCGCAGGAGGCTGCAAAGGCGGCTGCAACTGCTAAGGAACAAGCAGACCTTACCAACCTGGAAGCTCAAATGGTCCCTGTATTCAACAAGTATCGGTTCGCTGGTACGTTGGGCGATGCAGGTCAAGAGGCTGCCTTCGACAAAGCGGTATGGCAGCAGGCGCTAGATGAACTCATCGCTCTCCCGGATGAGCAGGCCCTAACGGCCCAGCTGGTAGATACCACCTTCCGCAGAGTCAGCACCTCATTCAAAGCAGCAATTGGCAAGAGTGCGAGCGCCCAAGCACGGGCCTCCATCGCCAAAACAAAGGACGCAGCTCAGACACGAGTTGCAGCAGCAGCGAACCGGGCTCTACAGCCGGCAACAGATATGACAGCACAGATGACCGCCGGCATTCGCAAGGGCGGCATCGGGGGACTCACAGACGGTCTGATGAGTATCCTTAGGAACAGTAAATAGGCCAACCCTGAACAAGGTTGCCCAAATTAAGGGTTAGTAACAAATGACGTATTCATCCATTAACCAGTTGGCACTTGGTAACTATCTTACCATTGCGTTCATCGAAGGCGTGCACAAGCAGATTAGCATCACCTACCCAGAGTGGGAAATGGTCGAGCGCATGCGTGTCGGCTCGGTCGACGGCCGGGAAGCCCGCTTCCTGCTCCAAACCAGCCTTGGCCCTTCGGCGGTTCAGAACCGGAACCCTGGTATCCGCAGCCAGTTCCCTGCTGGCTCGGAAAGCTCCATCCAAGAAGGTACGCTGACCTACAAGGAATTCGATGCCACGATTGAGCTCGAATACAACTTGTATCGTCGCATCCTTGAGTCGAAGTCCAAGTATGATGCCTCGGCATTGGCCATGGAAGTTGACTCGAAGACCACGGCGATGAAGCGCCTTCTCTGCCAACAGTTCTATGGTGACGGTACTGGCGTTCTCGGTCGTACGAGCTCGGCTACTGTAACTGGCGGACAGGCTGTCGTCACGATGCGCGAAGGCGCTACGGACCAAGGCTTCGCTGGTTCATTCCAGTTCGGTGAAGCGGTCTCGGCCTGGACGGCTGCTGGTGCTGCTGGTGCAGCTCCTACGGTTGCTTCTGGTACCTTCGACCATTGGCGCGTGGTTGCCCGCAACCCGGTCAGCACCGTCAACACGGTCACCCTCCAAGCTGAATCCAGCACCAACGCCATTCTAACCGTCACGGCATACACGCCGTCTGCCGGTGAACAATGGGTTAAGTATGGTCAGCCCACTGTTGCTAACCTTACGGCCATCGCGGACTATGGGTCGGCGACGGAAGCGATGACGGGCCTCGACGCCCTCATCCGTAACGATGGCAGCACCGTCTATGGCATCAGCCAGCAAGGCGCTGTTTCTGGTACTGTCTACGACAACGCGGCGGCCATCTTGGACGTCAACAGCATTGAACAAGCCATGAACCAAGTGAAGAACGCTGTTGGCGAAGGTCGCTACAAGTGGCCGATGATGCTCTGCAACCGGGAAGCCCGGAGCACGTTCATCGACTCTCGCGAAACGGACCGCCGCTTCATGAGCATCGAAGACAACAAGAGAGGCTTGAACAAGTTTGTGTACGTCCACCAAGACGACTCAATCGAAATCAAGGGCTCTGAGTTCTGTCCTCACTTCAAGGCGTACATCTTGCCGGAAGGTAAGACGGAAGGCCAGAAGGTCCTCCAATTCCGTGGAACCGACATTAAGCCGGCTCGTGCGGAAAACGGGGATGTGTTCATGTTCGCGCCAGGCACGAGCGGCTACCACCAGCGTCTCATGGTCTCGTACCTGAGCGGAATGGGCCAATTGCTCAACCTGCACCCGGCTGCGACCATCAAGGTACAGAACTTTACGCTCAGCTGAACCAAGCAACCCTAGGAGGCCTAGCCTATGCAGCGAGGACACGAAGGGGACTCCGGTTCCCG